AGATCGCTGAAGAGGCGTGGGAACGTGCTGGCCGTGAGATGCGTTCTGGATACGATCTTCGCACTGCTAGACGTTCCATGAACTTGATGACCATTGAGTGGCAGAACCGTGGTATCAACATGTGGACGATTGACGAGGGTACTGTAGCTCTTGTTAAAGGGACTTCTCAATATGACTTACCCGCAGATACGATTGACTTGTTAGAGCAGGTTATACGTACAGATAGCGGGAACCAGTATACGCAGTCTGACCTAACCATAAGCCGAATAAGTGTAAGCACCTATGCGTCTATACCTAACAAGCTAACGCAAGGTAGGCCAATTCAAGTTTACGTAGAACGTCTTAGAGATAACCCTAAGATAAACGTGTGGCCTGTACCCGATAAAAACGACGAATACATATTTAAGTATTATCGTATGCGTCGTATCGAAGATGCCGGTAATGGCGTTGAAACAGCCGATATGAACTTTAGGTTTTTTCCATGCCTTGTAGCTGGGCTGGCTTACCACATAGCTATGAAAGAACCAGAGCTTATGGCCCGACTACCTATGCTAAAAGATGCCTATGAGGAGCAGTTTGCGTTAGCTGCTGGCGAAGATAGGACAAAAACATCCGCACGTTTTGTGCCCCGCGCCACTAGGACATACTGATGTCTAATCGTTTCGCATCAGCTCAAAAAGCTATTGCTGAATGTGATGTTTGTGGGTTTCAGTATAAACTTCGTGAGCTAAAGAACTTAGTACGTAAAGGGCAAGACACAAACCTCAAAGCCTGTAGAGAGTGCTGGAGTCCAGATCATCCACAGTTAAAGTTAGGTGAGTTTCCAGTAGATGACCCGCAGGCTATTAGAGACCCACGCCCTGACAGGAGTTTAGGCACTGCGGGCAGTACAAGTAGTAGGCAAATACAGTGGGGATGGAACCCTGTAGGCGCAGGTAATGACCCATTTGGTTTGACTCCCAATGACCTAGTGGCTACTGGGCAAGTAGGTACAGTGACAGTAACAACAACTTAGAGGCGTTTATGAAGACACCAAAGTTTGCTAAAGCCAAAGGCGTACAGCCCGTAAAAGAAGCTCCTAAGCCTGACATGTCCGGCGTAAAAACTACCGGCATCAAAGTACGAGGCACGGGTGCTGCAACCAAAGGCACGATGGCCCGTGGCCCTATGGCGTAAGATATGAACTATACCGAGCTGAAAACAAACATAGAGGATATCTGCGAACTTACGTTTACCGATGACCAGCTAGCTATGTTTACCCAACAAGCAGAGCAGAAGATATACAACACTGTTCAGATACCTGCTTTACGTAAGAATGTTACAGGTACTATCACCTCAAGTAATGAGTACCTAGCAGTACCCAGTGACTTTCTGTATGTGTACAGCTTGGCGATTATAGACGGTAGCGGAGACTACACATACCTACTGAGCAAAGACGTTAATTTTATACGTGAGGCGTACCCCTCAAGAACAGCAACTGGGGTTCCTAAGCACTACGCTATATTTAACGATGGTTCGTTCATATTAGGCCCAACACCCAATACTGGATACACGGCAGAACTGCACTACGGGTACTACCCAGAATCTATTGTCACTGCGGGCACTACGTATCTAGGCGATGAGTTTGACTCGGTGCTGCTTAACGGCGCTTTAGTTGAAGCTATACGGTTTATGAAAGGCGAACCCGACATGGTTGCGCTGTATGATAAAATGTACGCTACTTCTATGGCTCTTCTTAAAGTATTGGGAGATGGCAAACTGCGTAGCGATACTTACCGTTCGGGACAGACAACGCTAGAAGTTGTATAGGGTAGTCTATGTTAGTACAAGCACCGCAGATGGAAATAGGAGACGTATTAGTCACCACTACGCAGAATAAGGGACACAATCCTGAGTTTTGGGCGCAGTCTGCCGCAGATAGGATCGTTAGTGTTGGCGGCAACTGTCACCCTGCAATAGCACAACAAGCAGAGGCTTTTAAGGAATCGGTTAGAGTCACAGCATTACATTACATAAAAGAAGCTATCAAAAGTGATAGAGTGACTTTGATTGGTGAACTAGAACGACAAGGCCATAAAGATATGGCGGATATAATTAGGAGTCTATAATGGCTATTACGACTGCAATGTGTACTTCCTTTAAGAAAGAACTTATGGAAGCAAAACATAACTTCTTAAATTCTGGCGGTGATGATTTCAAACTAGCCCTGTACACCAGTTCAGCTACATTAGGCGCTAGTACAACGGCATATTCTGCTACAAATGAGGTATCTGGAACTGGCTATACCGCGAAAGGTGCGTCTCTTACACGAGTAGATCCAACTACGTCTGGCACCACCGCGTTTACAGATTTTGCAGATCTTACTTTTAGTTCTAGCACGATCACCGCAAACGGTGCGTTGATTTTCAACGACGATGACTCTGGCGATGCTTCTGTTTGTGCGTTAGCGTTTGGTGGGGATAAAACTTCTACCAACGGTGATTTTACTATTCAGTTCCCTACAGCGGATGCGACTAACGCGATTATCCGCATAGCCTAGCGAGCAGTATGTGGCAGACCTTAACGGGTGGGGCAGAGGTGGCTGGGGGGATGGCCCGTGGGGCGAGGCTAACCCTGTCGTCGTTACTGGTGTTGAAGGCACTGGTGCGGTCACGACTGTCACGGTCAGCGCAGACGCAAATGTCACTGTCACAGGCGTTTCTGCAACGGGGGCAATCGGTGCCGTTACGGTATCGGCAGACGCCAATGTTTCGGCCACAGGCGTTTCTTCAACGGGCGCGGTTGGCACAGTCACAGTTACTGGAACAGCCAATGTTACGTCGCCTAGTGTTGCGGGCACGGGTGCTGTTGGCACGGTTACAGTCACTGCAGATGCAAATACCTCTGTCACAGGCGTGGCGGGGACTGGATCTGTCGGGACGGTTACTGCTACCGGCGGCGCGAATGTTAGTGTTACTGGGATTGCTGGGACTGGAGCTATTGGCTCGGTTACGGTCACGGGCGCAGCAAATGTATCGCCAACTGGAGTCGGAGGCACAGGTGCTATCGGAGCGGTTACAGTCGCTGCGAACTCTGATGTTTCAGTTACAGGCGTTGAAGGTACAAGTGCTATTGGCACAGTTACTACCACAGGTTCTGCGGTTGTTTCTACGACAGGTGTGGCGGGAACTTCAGCGGTTGGCACAGTTACTATTGGGCTGGGTCAGACGATTGTTCCGACAGGTGTTGAAGCTACTGGAGAAATTGGTGATGTAGTTGTCGCAGACACCGTAGTTGGAGTAACAGGTGTTTCAGCAACAGGGAATATAGGGTACTTTAACGTCTGGGGTCTTATAGATGACTCACAAGTGCCAAATTGGGGTGCTATAGACGACGGACAAACGCCAAATTGGACAGCCGTTACTGACACACAAACGCCGAATTGGACGGCGGTTACAGATACACAGACACCGAGTTGGGCTGATATAGACGATAGCCAAACTCCTAATTGGGATGAGGTAGCTTAAATGGCAACTTACGTTAATGATCTGCGGCTAAAAGAGATTGCCACTGGCGATGAGTCAGGAACGTGGGGCACGAGTACGAACACCAACTTAGAGTTGATAGCGGAGGCTTTTTCCTTTGGGACGGAAGCTATTACGACTAATGCTGATACTCATACTACTACTATCGCTGATGGAGCTACTGATCCGGGCCGCAGTCTCTTCCTCAAATATACTGGCACTCTTGATAGCACTTGTACCATTACTATAGGGCCGAACACCGTTTCCAAGCTGTGGTTTATTGAGAACGCAACCAGCGGATCGCAAGACATCATTATTAAACAAGGTAGTGGTGCTACGGTTACAATTCCTAACGGTCAGACTAAAGCTATTTATTCTGACGGCGCAGGCGCTAGCGGTGCGATGGTTGATGCGTTTACCGATCTATCTGTGCCTTCTTTATTTTTACCCGACAACGGTAAGGCTATCTTCGGTGCTGGCTCAGACTTAGAGGTTTATCATGATGCTTCTGACTCAATCATCAATGACAACGGTACTGGTTCCTTAAAACTGCAACAAGGTGGCAGCACGAAACTGGAAGTCACTACTACAGGCATCGACGTAACCGGTACTGTGACTGCTGATGGTTTGACTGTGGACACAGACACCCTGCATGTTGATTCAACAAATGACCGGGTTGGTATCGGCACTACTTCGCCAAATGATTTGTTGCACATTAAATCAAC